TTGTCATCGAGCTTAACCTGGGCTACGGAGAGCAAGAACGAGAAGCTCAGAAGTATATGGCTATGCACCAACAGTTCTCTACTGACCCAACATTGCAATCAATGTATCAGCCACAGAACCAGTATCAATTGATGTCTAAGGTAATGGAGCTTTCTGGTATCAAAGATGTTGCATCTTACCTGACTAATCCTGAGCAAATGCCACCAGAGCAGCCTGACCAGGCACAGCAAATGCAAATGCAAATGGCTCAGAAGCAGATGGAAATCCAAGAAAGACAAACTGCTGTTGCTGAGATGAAGGCACAGATGGATGCTCAGATTAAACAAATGAAACTTCAGCTTGAGAAAGCTAAGACTGAGAACCAACACGCTATTCAGTCTGACAACTTAGACCTCAAAGAAGAACAACTAAGACATAAGAAGCAAATCGCTGCTGCTGAACTGGCACTCGCTAGACAAGCAGAAGAGATAACTGCCATTGCATCACCGAATGGCTAAATCAAGAAGTAAGGAGAGAGAGTAAATGACACAAGAAGAGCAAATGGTTAACCAAGGTACTGCTGCTGAGACTGTTCTTAGCAGCACAGCCTTTAACCAGGTAGTAAATAACTTAGTAGAACAATCGTTCCAAGCCTACGTCACATCTAACCCAGACGATGACAAAGGCCGAACGGCTGTCTACTACCAGTACCGTGCATTACGTGAAATTATCGACACCTTGAAACAATGTGTTGCTGTGCGTGATGAAATTACAAATAGAAATGAAAGCGAAACCCGCTCAAAAGAAGAGGAATAGACTATGTCATTTGATAACGTCAACGATAGTTCCAAATCTAACGAAGCAGCTGACTTAAATGTTGATGATGCTGCAGAAGCAATACTTGGAAACTGGGAGGACCCTGAAGAGGTATCCGAAGAGAACCAAGAGGCAACAGAAGAAACTACCGCTGAGACTGAGGTAGATGAATCTGTCGAAACTGAAGATGATACTGAAGAGTATGAGTCTGAAGAGGACGATGAGGACCCTGTAAATGAAGAAGACGAAACCGAAGAAGATGAAGACCAGGACGAAGACTCCGAAGAGTCAGTCGAAGAAGAGGACGAGCAGCAAGAAGAAGAGCTCGTACTAGAAGACGATACCCTGGTAGAGATATCTGTCGATGGAGAAGTCAAACAGGCATCCGTCAAAGACCTAAAAAGACTGTACGGTCAAGAAGCATCTTTAACTAGAAAGTCTCAAGAAGTTGCATCACAGCGTAAAGAGGCAGAAGAAAGTCTACAAAAAGCTGATGCATCCCTCCAGGCAATGCTCCACCGAGCTCAAGAACGATTTAAGCCTTATCAAGACGTTGATATGTTAGTTGCTAGTAAGCAAATGTCAGCAGAGGATTTTACAGCGTTACGAGCAGAGTCGAAGCAAGCCGAGGACGATTATAAGTTCCTAACTGAAGAAGCTGATAGCTTCTACGGATATGTACAAGAAAGACAAAAGACTGCTAAAGCTGAAGAGGCGAAAGAATGTCTCCAAGTGCTACAGCGTGAGGTTCCAGATTGGAACAATGCTCTTTATAACGATATCCGACAGTACGCTATTTCCCAGGGACTACCTGAAGAGTCAGTCAATCAATACGCAGACCCCAACGTCATTATGTTGTTGAATAAAGCACGTATGTTTGACCAGACAAAGAAGGTAGCCACTGTGAAGAAGGCTAAGGCAGCTAAGAAAGTCCTCCGTTCCAAGAAAGCACCTCCAACAAAGGCTGCCGTTAAAAAACGTGAGCAGCAAAAGAAAATCGAGGCAATGCAAGCAAATGGTAATGACCTGGATGTGATAGCAGACGCGCTAATGTCTAACTGGCAGTGATGCACTGTATTTAATCTCATTTTCCATTAAGGATATTTATTATGGCTACATTACAATCTTACCAAACCGTGGGCCTTGCCGAAGACGTTTCGCAAAGTATCGCATCTATCAGCCCAAGTACCACACCGTTCCAAACTCTTATCAAGAGTGAAAAAGTATCTGCTCGTACATTCGAGTGGCTCGAGGATACATTGCGTTCAGGGTCGGCTTCAAACACATTATCAGAAGGTGGCGATGCCTCTGTAACTGCTGTTTCTCAGCCTACTGTACGTGACAACCGCACTCAGATTATCAGTGAAGCATTCAAGATTGCAGGTACAGTTGATGCTGTTAAGACCCATGGTCGTGCAAAAGAAACTGCATACGCTCTAGCTAAGACTTTAAAAAATCTTAAGCTTGACGTAGAAGCAGCTATGGTTGGCCACGCAGGTGGTGGTGCTGCAGGTTCTGCTGCTGTCGATGGCGGTGCTGCTGAAGTAAACCGTCAAATGAAATCAGCTTCTAGCATGATTACTACTTCGGTAGCTTGTACAGATGCAAATGATGCATTGACTGAAGCAGACGTATTGTCTCTACACCAAAACTGCTACACCAATGGTTCTGACCCAACTGTACTAATGATTTCTCCTAAAGATGCTTTAGGTGTTAAAGACTTTGCTACAGGTTCAAGCAAAACTCGTGACTTTGGTAACAGCAAATCTGTAACCTCAGCTGTGGAGGTACTTATAACTCCATTTGGTACTGTCAGAGTCCTTCTGAACAGAAATCAATTAGCTACTGAAGCTTACCTGATTGACCCAACGATGTTTAAGCAGTGTGTACTACGTCCGTTCAGCCGTACTCTATTGGCTAAGACTGGCGATGCTGATACTCATTTTGTATTGGGTGAAGTTAGCTTGAAGCACAGCTCGTTTGCTGATAGCGGAAAGATTACTGGTCTTGCAGCATCATAAGACTGGTTAACTGATTGTGGGCAGGGGAGCGGTGGTTGGATTGTGCTCTCCTTGACAATCGCTACTCCCTTGCCCGCTTTTTTATCTATAGGACCTCCAATGAAAAAAAAGTTTGACGAAGTAGAAACCAGTTTAATCCTGGACTCAGATACTCGTAATTTCAACTTTAAAAAAGAACAGCATATCTCCGATGACTTCATGAACAGCATTAAGATGCAGCGTGAGAACTCATTCGGACTACTTGAAGGCGAGATGATGAGCGTAGCCCAGGTTCCCTCCCTGGTATACGAAAGATGGCTAACTGAAGGGTTCGACATCATGAAAGAACCTGCCCATGCCATTGTTGCTCGATTGAAACAAGAAAGCCTCGATGGGTTTTTGACAACTAAGAAGAAGGTATAACTAATGAACTATGGAAGTATTCGCTCTCACTTTAAAGCACTGCTGAACCGCAGTGATATCACAGATGCCTTGGCTGACACTTTCATAGACCAGGGAATAGTTCGTATTCAGCGTTCACTAAGAATACCTATCATGGAAAAGATATACGAATTTAATGTCACAACTACCATAGATTCTATCGTAGTACCCGATGACTACCTGGAAGCAATATCCATATACCACGATAAACATGAGCTTGAGCGTGTCCCCCTGGGCGATATGTTAGCTCTAAAAGACAACGGTAACTCAGGCATCCCACGTTACTTTTGTAGGCAGGGAAACAAGATACTATTGAGTCCTGAACCTGCTAAAGGAACTGTGTCTATCAACTATTACTCAGAGTTTCCTGAGATGGCTACAGACACAGACGAAAACAGCCTGGCACGAGTTGCAAGTGATTTGATTATCTATGCAGCCCTAGTCTATGCATCAGACTATTTCCTGGATGAAAGAGCCCAGGTGTTCGACCAGAAGTATGTGTACTTCATGACTGAGCTCCAGGAACAAGCCAATGTTGCTGAACTCTCAGGAACACTCCAAAGAATGCGCCCATCCTACGAACTTTAAACTGCGAGGAAGCAACTAATGCCTAAGACTTCTTTTTACTCTGGTACAGGTATAACCTCAGAGAAAGCCGATGCAGTCGAAAGTTCTGCTAATGCTGCAGCACAATCTGCAGCTAATGCATCAACCTCAGAAGCTAATGCAGCTGCTTCTGCAGCCTCAATTCTTGACCTAGACACTGCTACAGGTGTCGAAGGTTCAGCCGTAAGCTACAACAGTCTTACAGGAGTTCTTACTGTACCCAAAGGTGCTACAGGTGCTACAGGTGCTACAGGTGACACAGGTCCTACAGGTGCTGATAGTACTGTTGCAGGACCTACAGGCCCTACTGGTCCTACAGGCCCTACTGGTCCTACTGGTCCTACTGGTCCTACTGGTCCTACTGGTCCTATAGGTGACACAGGCCCTACAGGTCCTACTGGTCCTACAGGTGCTGATGGTGCCGCAGGTGCTGATGGTACTAATGGTACTAATGGTACTAATGGTACTGATGCAGCCGTTAACGCCACAAATGTCGCTAATGCAGGTGCATTAATGGATTCAGAAGTAACTAACCTAGCACAGGTTAAGGCTTTTGATTCTTCTGATTATCTAACGACCCATCAAGACATTTCAGGTAAAGCAAACTTGTCGGGTGCTACGTTTACTGGAAATGTAAATATAGGCTTGCCG